CGTCGGCGCCATTGCGGCTGATGCTACCTGCGCGGGCGACCGCCAGGACTTCGTTGGTCGTGATGAACGATGCCATTACTTCGTGCTCCAGCTGGCGTCATACGCCGCCTTGCGGGGATCCTTGCGGTTCGTGGCGGCGGCGTTGCCGTCGACCTTGACGGTCGGAACGTGCGTCGGCACGACGGGCTTGCTCGCTGCGTCCAGCTTCGACTGGATGGCGTAGGTCATGTAGCCAGCGCGCTCGCCTTCGGGCAGCGCAGCAACCTTCGCCACAATCTCGGCGCCAACGGCGTCGGCGCGGACCTGGTCGCGGCTCTTGCCGGTGAAATCGTACTTGGCCGGCAGGATCGGCAGATGCTTGCTGCGGAAATCCAGCTCATCCTGAACCAGCGCATTCACGTCGCGCGCCTTGAGCGCGTCGAGTTCCTTGTTCGCTGCATCCAGCTTGGCCTGCACTTCGCCGGCCTTGGTCTGCGCCGTCGCGAGCGTGGCCGCAGCGCCGTCGGCGCGGGTCTTCTCTGCAGCGACCTGGCGCTCGAGCAGGGAGACGTGCGTCTCGCTGCCGAACTCGACGTCGATGCCGTCGACCTTTACCAGGCGCTTGGCGCTGGCATCATCCTGCTTGAAATCCATTTTCACACCTTTGCCCGATGCCGGGCGCAATTCGTCAGCCACGTACCACTTGTGGATTTGGCCGGGCATTTTGTCGAAGCGAATGCCGTAAGCGTTGCCGTCGACCAGCTCGACAGTACCTGGGCCATCCGCGCCCGGCATGTGCGGCTTGCCGACCACTTCGACCCGATCGCCCGTCGCGAAGGTCTGCACTTCGTTGCCGGCTGCGTCGAGCCGGAGACGAGCCCCGGCACCTGCGCGCGGCCCACCTACGGGCCAAAGCGCCAAATGATTGAATCGGACGTTCGTCTGCAGTGCGTCGTAGCGCTCGCCGGACGGCGTCACGCCGGGCTGCGCGAGGACATCGGCGGTGTAGCCCATGCTGATGGTCACATCGCCCTGTTCGCGGTCGATGCGCGCGAGCGTCTCACCGTCATTGACGATGAGCTGCGCTTCGACCCACTCGGCGCCGCTGTCAGACTTGCGCTGCGCAGGCAAGTCGCTGACGTGGCCGACGGCGTGCTGCCGGTAGTTGGCCGGCGTTACGGCACCCGGATGACCGATAGTGATCGGGATGCCGCCTAGAGTCGCAAGCGACTCCGCCGAAAAAACTTGCTCGGGCGCACGGTACTCGCGCACCTCAGTGCCGTCCGCGCGTCGGTACGTCTGCACGCCCGTGCGCGCGATGGTGGCCGGCATGCGTGCGCCGCCGGCACCCGTCCGCTTCGTGCGGTCGAGTTTGCCTGCGTCGAATCGTTGGACCTGTGCCACCAACCGCAGGCTAGCGGTTGCCAGGCTGGTCAGCCACCGGGCAATGACTGATCAGATGGCGGCCTGTCCCGGACACGAGGCCTTTCTTGCCCATGTAGTGCAGGCGGGTGGCCACCGCGTTGACGCTGCAACCGAGCAGGCGCGCGAGCTCGCGCCGCGACGGCGGGCGGCCGTGCACACCGGTGAAGCACGTGATTTCGTAACAGCACCTGCGCTGCTCGGGGGTGGGCTCAATCATTGAGCACCGGAATCGCCGCGCACCGGCAGTTGTGCACGATCAGATTTTGAGCTATGTACCACGCCCCCTGTGTGGAGAAATTGTACGTATGCCCATCAAACTGACGGACGCGCTTCTGTACGACGCGAACAGGCTTCGCGCCGATGGCCGCTCGTGGGCCTGCATCGGTCAACGACTCGGCGTCGATGGCGAGCGCTTGCGCGCGCGGCTCGCCGACGGTCGCCGCTATCGACCTGCGCACAACGCCAAGCCACTCCCGCAAGATGAGTGCCTGCGTCTCTACAGTGACGGCGCGTCGGTCAAACAACTGGCCGAGCGGTTCGGCGTACAGCGCTTGACAATTCGCAATCTGCTCGAGCGCAACGGCGTCGTGATCCGCGGACGCAGTGCGGCCAACCTCGCCCGCTTCGCGAATACGGACGAAGTGCTGCGCAAGGCGCAAACGCAGCGCGCGAATGCCGCAGCTCGCGGGCAGCCCTTGAGTTTGCAGCACAAGCTCCGCATCGCGCAGAGCGAAAGCCGGCGGATCGGCATCGGCGAAGTCGAGTTCGCGCAGGCGCTCACAGAACGCGGATTCATCGTCAGGCCGCAAGCGCCGATCCATATCTACAACGTCGACATGCTGGTCAACGACACCATCGTGCTCGAACTCCGCTGCGACGCCATGTGGCCCACGAAGGCCGAACGCCAGGCGGTACGCCTTGAATACCTCCGCGATGCAGGGTTCCCGGTCCTCTACGTATGCTTCCGCGAGCTGGCGGCCGCACGCGCCTGCCTGGAATACATCGTCGCCGACCTGGACGCGCTCCGCCGGCAACCATCCGGCCGCGGTCAATATCGGATGGTTTGGTGTACATTCCAACGTTTCGCCCGTGTCCGTAACGAGAAGGGTCAATTGACCTCGGTACCTGTTGCGCCACAGCCGATTTACAGGATTCGCGAGCAGGACTTGTGAGTTGCCGGGCAGGCACTGGTAGTCAAAGCCGGGGTGCTCCCGCCGTCCAGTGCGCTTGTCCACGATGGGCGGAGTGTCCCACCGTTGCGTGGTGCCGTCCAGGTCCGCGTGGTCTGGACGCACCCGTTCGTCTTCAGACGTGCTCCAGACGTATTCTTCAATGCCGGCCGCCTGCTGACGTTCTTGCTGAATCTGGCCGTACAGCCGCAAGGTTTGGCTTCGCGCATTCGTCTCCGCGCGCGAGCGCGCGATACCTAGCCGCTCCTGAATGGCGCCGCGGATCTCCTCCACCCGCGCACCCTGCCGCAGCGGATCGGTGATGATCGCCTCCACCTCGCGGCGGCTGCGCTCCTCGAGCTTGATCAATTCCGTGTTACCGTGCAGCCACTTTTGCTCAAGGATACGTGCGTTCGGTAGCACTGCCGTGGACGGCACGCCGATGACGCGGTTCAGGTCCAGCGCGGCCTGATGATCGACCAGGTGAAACACGGACCGCAGGAACCCCGCCCCGGGCGCGACCGGTGCCGCCACCTCGAACGCCTTGGCCGCGATGGGCGCTGCGCCCTCTTGCGCGGCGCGCTTCAACGGGATGTCGCCCACGAACAGCACGCGGCCCGTCGCCGCGTCCACGACCGTGCCGTGGATCGTCTCTAGGCCCAGCTCGCGAGCGACATGAAAACGGTGCGAGCCGCTGCGCAGGATCAGCGTGCCGTCCTTCTCGACGGCCACCTTGATGCCCGTCTCGTGCTCCTGCCGGTCGAACGCCTTGGACGTGCGCCCCGTCTTGCGGAATTCCTCGCTCGCGCGCAGGCCCGCCAACGTGTCCGGCCTAAACACGTCGTCGATTTGGCCGAGCGACTTGAGCGTCTCGCCCGCGAGCGTGATTGGGCTGCGCTTCGGCAACTTCGCGTCCAGGTGCATGAACCGCGCACGCAGCTCCGGCTCAAGCGCTTTCATCAGCTGTGCGACGTAGGCGTCGACCAGCGCGGCGACCTTAGCCTGCATCAGCCGCACCAGATTCATGGGCGCTCGCGGCCCGGCGAGAAAACTAACCCGCTTGCGGCGGCTTGTCGTTCGCGGGCGGCGGGGCGTTCGGATCTGCAGCATTCGGGTCTACTCCAGGCGCGGGCGGCGGCGGTTCAGGCTCCGGCGGCGGGCCCGTCATGACGGTCTCGGGACGATCGCCTGCGTTGCGCGCCTTGCGAATCTCCTCCGCACTCGCGATCTGATTCGTCCAGAGAATGGCGTCGCCTTGCAGCTCAGTCAGCCGCGCTTCGGCGGATTCCTTCTCGCCCATGCTCCACAGAGGTTCGAAGTCCACCTCCACCTCGGAGCCCTCCGTGATGGCCAGCAGCTGCTCCAGCCGTGGCTGAATGACGCGATTGCGGTACGCTTCGACGTCATCATACCACATGCGAATGTCTGACTCGCCTGTAGCATTCATGCCCGCGGGCGCGCGCCTGAAGAGCTTAGTGACGGGCATGCCGAGCGCGCCTGCGGTTGTGATCGCCATCTCTTGCAAGAGTGCGGGCATGTCGGCGAACGACACAGCTTCGCGCGTGTAGTCCTCCTGGCGAGCAGCGTCGAGCAGCATCATGCGCGTATTGCTGACCGTCTGATTCAGCAGGTCTATGCGCGCCTCGGCCGCGTCCTTGTTCTTGCTCGCGAGCAGCTGAATTAGCCCGTCGATCTTCAGCACGCCGATCGACGCGAGCTGCAGCAAGTGCCCCACGGTCTGCCAAAATACGCCGTAGCGGGTGATGTCCGGCCAACTCGCTTGCAGAATCGAGTCATCCCAATCGCGATCTTGCGCGGTCT